CAGGTTTTGGTTTATATTATTTTTTTAAAAAGAAAAATGTTACTACACCTGTTGTACCCCCAACAACAGGTGGTGGTAGTGAAGTTATGCCAATTGCACCAACTCCACCAAGACAAATAATTACACCTGTTGAACCATCAATTCCAATATTTGAAACTCCAATAAGTGTATTACCTAAATTAACTGATCCTATTTCAGATATAATTAATTTAAAACCTATTGAGCAAATACCAATTGCTCCAAAACTTGTTGCTCCAACTCCTGTATTACCAAGTCCTGTTGCTCCAACCCCTATATTACCAAGTCCTGTTGCACCAATTCCACCAAGACAAATTATTACACCTGTTGAACCAAGTGTTCCTGCTTATTGGGATTTAATTGATACTAAAAAACCAATTGTAATTGAATCACCAAAATATGATCGTTTTAATCCACCTGTTGATATATATACACCAAAATATGTAGTTGAACCAACTCCACCAACACAAATTATTACACCTGTTGTAGCAACTCCAAGTCAAGGTAAAAAAATTATTACACCTGTTGAACCAATAGTTGAATTACCTGTTTTATCAACTAACCCACCTGCATCTATTTGGGATACACCAATTATTGATAATCCTGTAATAAATAATCCAATTATTGATAAACCTGATTATAAAGATTCAAATCCAATATTTAGACAACCAAGTCCAATAATTGATTTTCCAATATTTCAACCTGATCCATCTCCTATATATGATGTTTTAGAAAAAACTATTATTCCGGATGCACCAATAGTTAAAGATGATTTTTTTGATGTAGGATATAAACCTATTGAAAATGCACCTGGTGGAAGCGGTGGAGGAAGTTATATTATACCGGAATTAATCGGTGGCGGTAGTGGTGGTCTATATACTTTTTTACAAAATCAAGTTTGGTTAGGTAATTTAACGACATTTCAAGCACAAAGCTATGAAGCATTTGATACTATTAAAGCAGATACAAGTGAATTTGCATAAAATATAAAATATGAAAAAAGATACATTGTTTTTATTAGGATTAGTTGGATTAGGTTTATATCTATATTATAGACATAAAAAACCTGTATTACAAGATAAAACTGCTTCAAATACAAATTCATCTATTCCTGTAAATGAAACAGGGGTACCTATTGAACAAAAATTAGATATAAGACAAAATTATGATGTTCGTAATCAATTAAATGATAATGATTATACGGCATATTTTTCACTTTCGGGATATAAAAAATTAGGAAACATACCAAATACTATTTAATATGAATAATTTAAAAGTAACTGCATTAAAATATGAAGTAGATTTTTATACTTGTGATGTAAGTCAATATGTAGGTGGTTATGCTTATAATGGTTTGACTTTTATTAATTATGGTACAAGTGTTGCAAAAATTGAAAATATTACTTTGCAACCAAATCAACAATTTGAAATTGCAGGAAATGTAGGAGAAGTTACTACACAAAGATTTTTTGTAAACTTTGATAGTTCTACAACAGGAAATAACGTTGTTGTTGTACGTAAAAGATATTTAAACGTATAATAACTTAAAAATAACAAAATGAGTTTACGAGTTTATTACGAAATATTAAATCAAAGAGGCACACCTGCAATTTATACTGATACTTTTGCAAATAGACCTGCATTTGGTTTTCAAGGTAGATTATTTGTATCAACTGATAGTGGACAAATTTTTGAAGATACCGGAACTGCGTGGACATTAGTAGCTGATGCAGGTGTAGGTGGTGGAACTTTAAGTTCAGTTTGTTTAAATGGTAATACTACTGCAAGTGGTATAGTTATTACTGCAAATGGATTGTCAAGTAATTCAATTACAAATACAAGCCTTACCACAGGTTCTATTTTATTTGCAGGTGCAAGTGGATTAGAAAGTCAAAACAATACAAAATTATTTTGGGATAATACTAATTTTAGGTTAGGTATTGGAAATAATACACCAGGTGCTTTATTAGATATTCACGGATCAGGTTCAATGGTTCATATTAACGGAACCGGTGCAAATAATAGTTATTTATTATTTCAAAATGCAGGTACAGGAAAATGGAGAATTGGTAATACATATAGTACAGGTTCTAATTATTTTGAAATATATGATGTATTGAATTCAGTTTCAAGATTTACTATGATAAATTCAGGTTTTATTGGAATTGGACAACAAAATGCATTACCAGGATATTTATTAAGTTTAGGATCTGATTTTGGTATTAGTGCCGGATTAATTTCTAATATTAAATTAGCAGTTTGGGATACAAGTGTTAATACTAATACTGCCGGTTTTGGTATTAGCCCTAATTTATTTGAAATACAAGCCGCAGAAGATATTGCATTTTTTAATGGTTTTACAAGTTCAACACGTACCGAAAGATTAAGAATTGCATCAAATGGTGCTACTACTATTAAAAGTAGTATCAATGGTTCATCACTTACTACCATAACAGGTAATACCAATTTTTTAACAATACAAAGTACATTAGGTGGTCAAACTGTTGGATTAAAAACAATAAGTACATCAAAAAGTTATTTTTGTGGTCAAAATTATAGTGTTGCTGATAACTTTGAAATTTATGATTTAACTTCATCTGCTTCAAGATTAGTAATTACAACAGGTGGTAATTTATTAATAGGAACTACAACGGATAATGGTATAAAATTTCAAGTTAATGGTGATACTTATGCTTCCGGATATGTTTATTTTAAAAATCAAGCAAGTTCTAATAATTTTGCAATATATGGATCTACAAATATTTTAGTATATAATTCAAGCGTTGGAAATATAGCTTCAATTAATGCTACAACAGGTATTTATACTCCAACATCTGATTTTAATAAAAAGAAAGATTTTGAAGCATCTACAATAGGTTTAAAAGAAGTTTTACAATTAAAGCCTACTTTATACCGAATGAAAAGTGAAAATGATTCCGAAAAACATTTAGGTTTTATTGCACAGGAAGTAAAAGAATTTATTCCACAAGCATATGTTGAAAAAGATGAATTTATAGGATTAGATTTTAATGCAATAACAACTGCTAATACAAAAGCAATTCAAGAAATATATCAAATTTTAGTAAGAAATAATATAATATAATATGAAACAAATACAACCTGTATCAATATGGTACAATGGAATTATGCTAAGTGCTACAATTTTTAATATGACAAGTATTAGTGATGATTTAAGTACAAATGCTATATTTTATTATCAATTATTTACTGATATTAATCAACAAGTGGCAGAAGGTAATTTAACAATGACCGGTTTTGATTATGAAGCATATTCAACAAGTCCTGATTCGAATGCCTATGCTTATCAATGGGGTGCAACAAAATTAAACTTAACATTAGTATAAAAAAACAAATATGGAAAATCAAAAAGCATTAGAAATTATCAAGGCATTAATTGATGAATCAATTAAAAAAGGTGTTATGGGCAATATTGATACCGCAGTCCAGGTAGCGGAAGCCTTTAATACAATTGCAAAACAATTATTAGATAAAGTAAATGAGCAATAATCAATTAGATCATACAAGTATTTCCGGAGCAATTTTAAGTGTAGGAACTTACATATTAAGCATAAATCAAATTAATATGATTGCCGGTACTATGTTTATGCTTTTAAGCGGTATTGCTTCAATTACTACTATTATTTACAATATAAAAAAGATTAAAAATGAGAAAAAGTTATAAAACAACAATTTGCGGTTTATTATCTGCTATTGGTGGATTCTTTGCATCAAACGGAACAGGTAAAGTACAGGTAGTTGGGCAAGTGGTAGCAACAATTGGTACCTTTTTATTAGGTGCATCCGCACAGGATTCAAAATAATATTATGACTAAAAACGAAAAAGTCGTTTTAGGAGTGATAGGAACGGCAATTATATTATATATGTTAAGAAAAAAAATAGCAACCGCATTAAATAAAACGCCATTTGGAGCAATTAGTGATAAGATTTTTAACACAATTAGTTCCTTTGAGGGGTTTTATCAAGTGCCGTATTACGATTTTACGGGATATTCCGTAGGATATGGATCTCAATACAATTGGGATGCTAAAAGACCTGTAATAAAAACGGATATTATAGATAAGGCAACCGCTAAACAATGGTTGATCAATGATGCTATGGAGGATTACCAGGTAGTTCAATCTATTGTAAAGGTTCCTATAACGGATAATCAATTAATTGCTTTATCTTCGTTAAGCTATAATATAGGAATAGGTGCATTTAGAAATAGCACCTTGCTTAAATTATTGAATTCAGGTGCCAATAAAAACGCAGTAGCTAATGAATTTGATAGATGGATGTTTGCAGGTGGTAAAGTATCGGAAGGTTTAAAAAAACGCAGACAAGCTGAAAAGCAACTTTTTTTAAGTTAAATTGTTTTTTCCATATAGGTTTATTGGTGTGCGAGCCGGGTTTCTACCCGGCTCTATTTATTTACATACAACCTTTTATAGTATTCATTTGTTTCCTTTACATACAGATTGCAATAATGTGCCTCAATTTTCTCTAAAAACCGCATAAAAGTCCCCAAATTTGAGATATTTCGGTATTTCCTTACTGATGAATCATTTTCAAAAAAAACAATCGCAGTATAGAGTGTTTTTGCCATATTATAGCTTTTTAGAATTAATTATAAAAAATTTAGTTCCAAGATAGTCCAGGCTCTTTATTTTACGAGTTATAAGCAATTTGCTTAATGCTCTTAAAATAGTAATCCTTTTGTATTTAGTTATTTCAATTAGATCATTTAAACAGGCTCCTTTTCGATCCTGTATAATAAAATAAATTTTTTGTGTGTAATTCATAATTTCCTATATTTGTGGTGAAAAAAGTTGCCGGTTTCGGTATTGAATGTTAGTAAGCATATTCAATTGGTCGCCCCTAAAAAAGGCGACCTTCTTTTTTTTATTGGGTTAAATAATCAATATGACATTTAGCAGAAATCAATGTTTTATGATATGAATTATCAATACCACAAACAAATTGTCCGCCAATTTCATAGATGTAATAACCTAAATAATAAATCTTTTTCATATTTATTCATTAATTATATTAAAATTATATCCTACAAATGGCAATGTAGGATCATCACCAAAACCAAGTTTTTCTAAAATATCTGCTATTTCGGAATTAGACATATTATTAACATTAAATAATTGATCAAATATTAATTTTAAAGCCTCTTGTCTAGTTAAATCAATTGTAGATTTCCATCCCATAATTATTTATTTATAAGTTTATAAAATAAAGTTTTTGACATTTCCCATAAAATGATAGTTAATATTATTTTCATTTCATTATTTTATATTGTTTCAAAATGTGTTTAAAAAATACCCATAGCATTAAAATAAGTGTAAATATTACCGCACATAAAAATTTAAAAGACAATACAATAAAAAATATTAGTTTTTTCATAAAGGTTAAAAAAGTTATCGGAGTTTATATTTATTATTATGGTCTTTCACAACGTAGGCATTACTGATCCATAGCTTCATTAATTGTTTTGCATAGGTATTTGATTCCGCAGTCCGTTCCTTAATTTCATCCACTATCTCACTATATAACATTGGTATAGTTACTATTTGTTTACATAGCCTTTGAGATTCCAGAGCATTAAGATCCGATGCTTTATTTCCTTTCTTTTTTACTGATTCATTTGTTACCTGTTCAAATTTACCATTAAAATTCATCAAAGTAACCGGCTCAAAATCAGCATCCGAACGCATAAATCTTGATTGCATTACAAAGGTATTATTTTCCTTATCTTTTTTAACTTCTAAAGTAGATTGAGCAAATCTATCCGAATGGGAGCCTATAACCCCTGTTGTATGATCGTTTGATTTATTAAAATGCAATACTGAAATAATCAACAAATCATATACTTTGGTAATTTTTTTTAACCATTTAGTTAACATTGAGGATTCAGTTTCATCATTGTAATTGGTAATAAGATCTAACAATCCATCTAAAACTAATATGGAGCAATCCGGATTTAATTCCAAATATCTTTCAACCATCTTTCTAATTGTTCCGGTACCATCCTCTCTAACTTGAAAACTATCAAAGTTTTTAGGAATATGTGATAAGTCAGCAAAATTCAATATTTGCTTAATTCTTTTGTAATAA